CGTTCACAGAACACGGCTTCGTCCTCGTCCTCGCACAAGCACGAGCCGACGTAACCTATCAACAAGGAGTTAACAAAATGTGGTCAAGAAGAGGTCGTTACGACTACTTCTGGCCAAAACTCCAAGAACTCGGAGAACAATCCGTTCTTAACAAGGAAATCTTCCTAACATCCGGCCAATCGGCCGAAATATCCGATGCTACATTCGGATACCAAGAGCGCTATGCGGAATACAGATACCGTCCATCAGAAATTCGTGGACAATTCCGATCAAACTATGCTGAGTCACTCGACGTCTGGCACTTAGCCGAAGAATTCGGCTCTTTACCTGCGCTCAATAACACGTTCATCCAATCAAACACACCCATCGAACGCGCTCTCGTCGTAACCGAAGGCTATCCGCATTTACTTGCCGACTACTGGTTCGACCTTAAACACGCGCGTCCAATGACGACCTACGGAGTCCCTGCGACTCTCGGGAGGTTCTAGATGGATCCAGTATCAGGCCTCGCCAGCTCGATGGGAGGCCTTGCATCCGGCTTTATGAGCTACCTCGGTGCCCAAGAGGCAAACCGCAGTAACTCTCAAATGGCCGATGCTTCAAACCAATTCGGGCGCGAGAGCGCCCAGATTCAAATGAACTACCAAGAGCGGATGGCAAATTCCGCTCATCAACGACAGATTGCCGACCTCAAGAAAGCTGGATTAAATCCGCTACTATCGGGAACCGGAGGCGCGACGTCGCCCTCCGGTGCTTCTGCATCTTCATCCGCCGCCACAGCGGAAAATGTCGTGGCACCTGCTATCACCTCAGCAATTGAGGCACGCAATCTAGGCATGGCCCTAGAGAACCAAAAGCAAGACCTTGCTTTAAAAAAAGCTCAGACTTCGGAAACTGCGATGCGCACAGCCGTACTCGCAAAAGACATTCCGAAAGCTGAAATATTAAACGAGGCCTATGGCGTCGGAAAAAAAGTCATTCAGTCAATCAAAGGCTTCATCCAAGGTTCACCGCAACACAATACAGACACTCCGTACTTGCACAAAAAAATGCATGAATTCACGGACAGACAAAAAACAATTCAGCTAAAATCAGGAAAACCATAAATGGAAAAACAAAACGCAATAATCAAAACTCACAAAGTAATCACTCGTCGTAAGAACGGCACTACTCGTGTCCAAACAATTAACGACGAGAAATCTATGACCGCACAAGAATTCGCACCTGAATGCGAGGTCAATAACATCATAAAAAAATATATGAAAACTGGAGACAAAACACTGCTCCAACAAAAAATCGGCTTTTATGCCGATGTTTCTGAAGTCCCTGACTTCCTAACTGCTTCCGTGCAGGTCACGCAAGCAAACGAAACCTTCAATCTACTTCCCTCAGAACTAAGACAACGTTTTAATCATTCACCTGCTGAAATGATAAACTTCGTCTCAAACCCGAATAACCAAGAGGAAGCAATCAAACTCGGGCTAATGGTACCAAGGCCAAAACCTGCTCCTATAAACGACAAATTAAATGACGAACTACCGGAGCAAAAAAAACAGCCTAAAAAACCAGAGCCCAAAAACTCTTCCGATACCTAACCAAACTCCTAAGTCCCAGCGAGCGGCCACGATGGCCGCCCGCTCTTCGTCACACTATGTGACCGTCACTCCTAGCGTCGCAGACCCTAATCCCCTCCTCGCCCGCCCACCACCGCAGGCGGCGACCCTGAAGAGAGCTCGAGAGACATTTCTCTCGACACACAACACAAAAAAACAGAAAACATCAAAAACGTACTGACACCAATCAAACTGCCTTGTATCACAAGGAAACGAAACACATGGCAATCGCCGCCATACAAACAAAGGACAAAACATGCAACTACAAATGTACTCAATCTACGACAACGGAGTAAAAGTTTTCCATCCTCCATTCTACAAACCAACAAAGGTTCAAGCGCTTCGCGACTTCGAAACCCTTGTCAACGATCAAAAAAGTGCACTGCACGAATACCCAGAAGACTTTGATCTCTACTATCTCGGGGACTACGACGACAACACCGGAAAGATCACAACTGTAGCGTCTCCGGAACACATCCAAAAAGCTAAACTGCTCAAAAAAGACGCAGAAAAAAACGCCTAGAAATAGGTAGGGCATATCAACTTCCTTGTTGTAATATGCCCTACTGACACCTTAACGTGTCAGCAACCCTAAAAAAAGGAGCAACAAGTGAAACGAAAACCAATGAGCCGAAAGGCGAGCAAAGCGAACTTTAAAAAAAATACTGGGGTCCAAAAAATGAACACCCTAAACCCCAGATCTATGCGCGGTGGCATCCGTCTATAATGCAATGCATCTCACCAATAAAAGCCGGTTGGACTCCAGCCGGCGATCTTACTTTCAGCCCCAAAAACGCCAGCAAGGAACTAGTAGGATTCGAACTCGAATGCCGAAAATGTCTCCCTTGCCGACTCAATATAGCCCGCGAAAAATCAATCCGTGCCATCCACGAAGCTCAGATGCACGAAAACAACATCTTTCTAACTCTTACGTACAACGAAGAGTCACTAACAAGTCCGAAACTTCAATACTTGGACTTTCAACTTTTCATGAAATCTCTCAGAAAAGAACACACTAAAAACATAACCGATCCAGACCTCCGTAAGGAGATGTCGATCGCATACATGGTAACCGGAGAATATGGAGACAAAAACAAACGCCCGCATTGGCATGCTATTCTATTTAACTATGCTCCACCCGACTCCAAGCTCATCAGAACCACAGACCGTGGCGACATGGTCTACACTTCAAAAACGATTACAGAGCTTTGGGGACGAGGATCTACAGAATTTGGATCTGTTACTCTTGATTCCGCTTCCTATGTTGCACGATACTCTGCAAAAAAACTCATTCACGGAACGGATCAGGAACACGACTATCACCCAATTCATAAAACATCTTCTAAACATGCAATCGGGAAACGATGGATTGAAAAACATTGGGAAAGAACCTTTTCCCAAGGAAACGTAATAATTCCATCGAAAGAAAGAAATATTCCCGCAAAAATCCCACGCTACTACGTAGACTGGTTACAAAAAAACAAACCCGAAGAGTGGCAACGTTATGTTACACAAAAACGCCACGAAATTCAGACACTCGCAGCTAAAAGAGCTCGAAAGGAGGAACTCCAATACCTAACAGAAATCCTTAATCAGGCCCCTGGCCGTCCGCGTCCACATCCGCGGAACAAAATCAAACTGACAATTCTCAATCAAAAATTCAAAATTTTACAAGGAAAATTAAAACTATGAATCTAGGCAACCGCCACTCACAACACTCATTCGCCCAGGTCCCTCAGGCCAACGGCGCTCGATCAAAATTCGACCGCTCGTTCACCGTAAAAGATACCTTCGACTTCGACTACCTAACACCAATCATGGTCGAAGAAATACTTCCTGGCGACACCATCAACCTTAACATCAAAACCTTCATGCGCCTCGCTCCTCAAGTTCGGCCAATCATGGACAACATGTATGTCGACTTCTTCTCCTTCTTTGTACCCAACCGTTTAGTGTGGGACAACTGGGAGAAACTTATGGGCGCACAAGAAGATCCAGGCGATTCAATCGACTACCTTACCCCACTCATCAACATCGGAACGAATAACGGACCTGTTGGCTCGATGGTCGACAAATTCGGCCTTCCAACTGGAATAACAACAACGTACTACGTAAATTCACTTCCGTTCCGGGCTTACAACCTGATCTACAACACTTGGTTCAGAGATCAGAATTTACAAAACTCGGTCCCTCTTAATAAAACTGATGCGGACGACATCATGACCGATTTCCCGTTGCGCAAGCGCGCAAAAAAACACGACTACTTCACATCATGCTTACCGTTTCCTCAAAAAGGAGACTCGATCTCTCTTCCAATCGGCACTGAGGCTCCGGTTGTATCAAACGGCCAGCCATTCGCCCTAAAACCTGGTCTCGCTGGTGGCGTCCGACAAGTCAACATGCTCGACAGCTCTCCTCCGGGCAACTATCTCGGATACTCCGGAGCCGCTGCTGGCAGCGCTGCCTACATTGGAG